AAGGCTATTGCTAACACTAATGATACAAGTGTTAATATTTCATTACATTCAGTTATGCTGAATGCTATTGCTGTACTATTTGCTACTCCTACTTGTAGTGTGTCTTTTAATTCGTTCATCATTTTTAATATTTAGTTTTCTATCCAAGTAGGATTTCAACTTAGTTATGTTCTTTATTTTTGTTTTATAAAATCTCTTCATTAGTAGTCGCCTGCACTTAAAAAATCTCTTAATGTTAACTTTGTACCTTTTTGCATTGGTCTTTCTAAATTCATACCATTGTAATACGCATTAGAATCAGGTGTGACATCGCTGCCCGAATTCGTATTGTACTCAGGAAAACTAGATGTATTGTTTCTAATATAGTCTATAAGTCTTTCTGTGTAGTATTCTGCTGTGTTTCTAACTTCTTCTCTAAGGTGTTGTGCTTCTTCAGTACTTAAAGCAGTTCCTGTTTCACTAGTCTTAGAGTATATATTACCATTTTCTATTTTAAATCTTAAAAAAGGAATGCACATATAAAAACTCCAATTTGGAAGCATATCTCCTACATAATCATCTAACAAAGTCTTATAGGCTTCATTACCTACATTACCTATTGTACCTGCTACAATTAAGTCTTTTAGTTTTTGTGTAAGGTCAGTACCTAACTTAGTTTCTACATATAACTTTTGTGCTTGTCTTACATAAGGCAATAACAAGTCTACATCTACGTTAAGATTAATTGCTGTAGATTCTTTTAATTTTTCTTCTGATATAAATAATACGTATGACATAGTTTATCTTGGTTTTAAAAATCCTTTATTCTTCATTCTTTTTGGTGGTTTTGCTACTAATACACTATTTTTTTTAGCAGTAAAACCTTCACTTCTAGCTTTAGTATATCCTATTAAATCTGCATCTTCTATTTTAGTTGTGTTAGATTGCCCTAAAGTAGTTTTGTATATTTGTCTTAACCAAAAGTGCTGACAATTACCACCCCCTTTGTATTTAAAAATATCATATTTTAAAGCACCTTTAGGACCCCATCCTATATTTCTTTTTTGTCTTTTACTATAATAGTAATCATTTACTACCATATCAGACATTCTTTGTATATCTTCTTTACGATATAATTTTTTTGCACCCATCATTTGTCTGCAAAAGTTTCTAGTTTTTCCTGTTTTGTTAATTAAAAAATTATCATTTGCATATACATATCTAACTCTAAAATAATCATATGTTTTTTTAGATATACCATCTTGTTCTGATTTTCTACTAGGTAACGCTTTTCCTGTTGATGCTAATTGTACTTTTTCATCAACTAGATCATTAAGCATTTCTTCAAAATCAAAATCTATGTGTTCATTTTCTACTTTTTCTTCTTCAATTAATTCATATCCTTCAGGCATATCTTCGCCATACAATTCTATAAAATTAGAAAGCTCTACATTTTCTTTTTCTGCTTTTATAGGAACACAATTAGGAACTTCTCTTCCATCTTTAATTTTTGTTCCTATTGCTTCATATCCTGATTGACAAGGATTAGGTGTGATAAATTCTTCTTTGCAATTGCATTTTTGCAATTCAGTAATTTGAGAATGGTCTTTGCACGGCATATAGTAAGTATTGCCATCTTGCGAATGCTCGTGTGAACCACTACAACCTAACCTTTCAGCTTCTTCTTCAGCTTCTTCTTTTGTTTCAAACAAAGGTAATTCTTTACCATCAGTAACCATTGAACCAACTTTAGCAAAATCTTCTCTAACCTCTACATCTGCTAATGGTTTTAATCCTAGTTCTTCTCTTATTTCATCTTCTGTCATTACAGCTTTTAAATCTTCAGAAGTAAAGTTAACTGTAATTGGTTTTAACTGTACAAAGCTAACAGGTAAATCCATATTATTTACACTAAAAATAGTTTGTAAAGTATCTAGTATATGTAATTGGAATGCTCTAACAACAGTATTTAAATAAAAATTAGCTGCTGCATTAAGCTCATCAACATTAGAACCTAATCCTGATTCATTCTTAATACCCATAAGCATCGGACTCGTTACACGATGGCCTGTAAGTATGTTTTGTGTTAAAAGCTCTTGCAAAGCCAAATATTGTTTATCAGCGTCTGAAACAGATACAGGTGTTATTTCAGGTGTTCTTGTTTTGTCATCACTAAATGTTAAAATAAATTTACCACTATTTTTAGCTCCTGTAAATTTGTCTATTAAACTTTGTTCTATTTGAAAACGCTCCTCTTGTGTTGGTATTCCATTTGCAAAGGATATAAAGTATGAACCACTAAAACCATTCTCAATATTATTAAGATGAAATTCTGCTACCTTTTGATCTACTAAAGCCCAATTGTTAGCTGCTATATAATCAGGAGTATGGTATATATCCATATTAGGGCTATAAGCTCCTGTATATAATAACTGACTAGCAGCAGTTCTATCATTCATATCAAATGCTGCAATTGGATATGGTTTATGTGTTCTAACATTTGACCAATCAGAACTAATAAAATAAGTATCTACTTTTCCTAATTGATTTGGTCTACCTGCACGAACTCTTTCAACAGGAACGTGGTATATTTCAGCGATTTCTGTTCTTTCTCTATTCCAAATAATATGTATTGCATAAGCTCCTTGAAGTTTAAAATCAAAAGCTATTTTTTTAATAACTTGATGTAAAGATTCTTTGCTATTAGCGTGTCTTAAAAACTTTTTCAGTTTTACATACATTTCTAAATTAGTATCATCTTCATCAGCTATAATATCTTCACCTGCTATCATTTCAGCAGTTTGATTTATAATTGCAGCGTGTGTACTAGAATTATAGTAAAGGTCAATTAAAAACTGTGGATATAAATTACGCCAATTTTCTGTTCCATATTCTATATAATCTTTACCTCTAACTTCCTGTACTATTGGAGCTGTTTCAGTTTCTAAGTTTATGCTTAAAATATTATCTTTCATATTATTCATTATTAGTCCATTCAGAAGAATACATTATTGCAAGTATTTCTTCATAGTTGTATTGTTGCAAACCTACTAAAAAATCAGGTGTATCACCTTCAAATTTTAATACACATTTAGTTTGATCTAAAGAAAGTCTTAATGTATCTTTACTTGTTTCTTTAACTTGTGAAAAATCTACAAGCTCTATATTTTCCATATTATAAATTACGTATCTCATATTTTATATTTAAGGTACATCTGTACTAAAAGTTGTTCCATTAACTAAAGTTCCTGAATTTGAATTTGTAGAGCTATCTGCAATAGTTGTTCCTGTTCCTTCTTCATTCCTCCAATATCCTATCAATCCACTTTCACCACTTAAATCTGTTGGTGAACCTGAATTATAAATAGCTTGTATTCCTGGCGTGTCTAATTGTGTATCAAATAAAGATATTTCATCTATTTTACCTATCCAATATCCTGTACCACTTAATCCATTTCTTCCTAACTCAAATACAGATGGTGTTCCTGACCAAGTTCCAAATGTTGTTTGTGTTGTGCCTACTTGTTCACCATCTATATAAGCTAAAAGTTTATTTCCTGATACATTCCAAGTCATTGCAAAATGATGCCAATTTCCATCTCCCTCAATACTTCCTGCTGTATGTATAACTTGTGTATTTGTACCTGCTGCTTTATACATAAATTTAAATTGGTTTGTACTATGCAAATAAATTATTGTTGCTTGATTGTTAGAATTTGTATAAAACTTAAATATTGGTGTATTATCACTTACATTTTCTAGTTTTGCCCAAGCTGAAATAGTACCCTCTTGAACGTCAATAGAACTTGCTGCACTATTAATATTAGCATAATCATCTACACCTGCAAATATTAAAGAATATTTGTTAGTGAATGATTCAACTGTGCTTGAACCTATTACTAAAGAACCTCCTAATCTTAGTGCTAACATTATGGTATATCGTCTCTATAACCTATTCCAATACCACTCGTCAAAGTGATAGCAGTTACGTTCATAAATAAAGTCGTTCCTGCTGGTAGTGTCGTTTGTAATGCTGATTCACCTGTTGCATCTGCTACTGTAATTGCTGATACTACACTTTCAACAGGAAAATGAACACAATAAAAGTTTTTGCTTGTTTGTGCTGCTGTTGTAAATATTTCTGTATTTCCGTTTTTACCTAATTGTTCTGATAATAATTGCTGTACGTTTTCTATTGCCATTGTTTGTTATTTATTGTCCGTAATATATATAATTTGTTCCTGAAGGTTCAGGATGTTGTGTGTATTTTACTTGTTCAGTTCCATCTTTGTCTGCTACATACATTTTTCCTTTAGTTACAAGCCCTTGAACTACTCCGTGTGTAGGTGCAACAGGTAATACATCATTTTCATTAACAGGTGCATTTCCTGAGCTTATAGCTACTGCTCCTGTCCAACTAACTTCATATGCTTCATATTTCCAAAAACCTGATGGTTTAAAGTCTACATCGCCTGTATATACATCAGGAGTCGTGTTATATGAAAACTGTAACCTTGTATATCTTTCAGTTATTAAGTGTGATGTAGAATATGCGTATTGTACTGCTCCACTCATATCATTAGTAAATTTCATCAAATGCCTAATCTTGCTAGAATCTACTGATGTATCTATTCTATTATCTTCTGTTTGTATATAAGCAGTTAAATCAGTTTCTGTTTTAGCTTGTATCATACTATATAATAGAAAAGTTTGATATTTATTTGCTTATAAAAAAAAGAAGTGACATTTGCCACTTCCTTTTAACTATATAAAAACTACTAAATGAATTATGAAGTTACAATTGAATTAATTGTAAATGCAGTATTGTCAAATGGTGTTGTTGTATAATCCGCTACCATTGCAAATGGCTCTGGCTCCATTCCATCAAATGTAAGTGTGTATCCGTTACGATCTGCGAATGCCGCTCCACTATCAATAGTTCCTGCATTTAATTCTAGTCCGTTAGTTATTCCTAAACCTACAATAACATCGTGTCCGTTTGTTAATTGTTGATTTAATTGAGCAAATACTATAACTCTAGTTTGCCCTAGTAGTTTGATTTGGTTTTGATCCTCTTTTGTAAGTCTGTTAAGTATTACATTAACAGTTGGAGTGAAGAAAATAGTTCCGTTCTCACGGCTGCCTGTTATCGTTTCCGATAAATTTGCAACTCCAAGAGGTGTTGTGTATCTATATAAATCGTTCGAACCCATCTCTATATCTGTAATTTCACCTGATGTTACAGGAATAGAAGTTACTTGGTCATAAACTGCAAAATATATATACTTAATTCCTCCTGATATTCGATTACAATCAAGTCCTCTACCTTTCGTTAGTGCTGTACACGCCATATTTATTTATTTTTTTAAGGTTAAAGGAGCAGGAGTTTTTACACCCCTGCTTCTATTGAATTAAGTTTATTATGATTGTCTAACAATATCAGCTCCAACACCTGTTTGAACACCTGCTGAATATCTTGCTACTAATCTCATATTATCTGAACCATCTAATTGAGCCATATCCATTAAAGTTATTCTAGTGTGGTCTGAAAGCAAATCAGTTCCAAAGAACAAGTTAGACTTTCTTGCAGCTACTAATTGATTATCTGCCATACCTGGACAAACTGCAATTTTGTAACCTTCAAATACTGGCTCATAATCTCCTGTCATATTGTAAGCATTTAAGTATCCTAATGTAGATACTGCTGAAATGTAAAGAGCATAAGTCTTAGCATTCATATAAATATGAAGGTCATCTTTTCTCAAAATTGGAGAAATATTAGCCGCCATATCTGCTGTTAAAGTTTGTAGGTTAGCTATAATGTTAGCTGCTGTATACGCACCTGATGCTGAAGATTGGATAACTGTTGCATCAACACCTGGCAAAAGTAAACCTGTAACAGCTCCTAAGAATCCGTTAAATTTACCTGCTACTGCTGTACCCTCCCAAATGCTTTCTTCTGTTGCTTCTGCTATGATTTCCCCCATATAAGAGATTACATAGTCATCAAAAGATGCAGGTGGTGGTGCTCCTGCTCCTGCTCTCATTTGTAACGCCTCCCAAGAATCTAATAAAGTTTTCTTGCAAAGGTCAAGGTTAATTTGTAAGTTTTTTGGCTCTAGAACTTTTTCTGTAAGTGCTAAAGTACCTGCATCTGTAAAATCGCAAGTAGCGTCAGCAACTACGCCTGATCCTGCCATTCTTTGGATGTTAGACTTGAACTTAACATTTTCAATAATGTTTAAGTAGTCTAATGATTTTGCTTCTTTCAGAGCCGCAGAAATATAGAATCCTGCCGCTTTACCTGAAAAATTACTCGTGGTTGTAAATGCCATTTTTTTCTGTTTTTTTAATTATTAATATTTATTTTCCTAAGTTGTATAAAAATCTTTCTTGTTTAGATAACCTATTGTATTCTCTTTTAGATAAAGGTTTTCTATCTGAGCTAAATTTATTTGTGTTGATTGGTGCATCAGCAGGACTTGTAGCTAATTCAGTTTTTAATTTTTCATTTTCTTCTTTTAGCTTTTTAATTTCATCTTCTGCTGAAAATTCAACTACTTCAGTAGTTTTAGTAGTAACTGTTCTAGGGCTATCTGATTTTGGTTCAACAAGATCTTCATTCATCTCTACATCTTCAGTTTCACCTTCGCCCATCTTTGCTTTAATATCTGCAATAGCATCTTCTAAGTTATCTACTCTATCTTTCATTTCTTCATAAGACTTAGCCCAATCCGCCTTTTCAGCAGGGCTTTCTTCTTCGTATTTTTTCTCCTCATCATCTTTAGCCATTTCTTCTTTTTCTTCGTCTTTTTCAGCTTCAACTTCTTCTTCTGTTTCAGACTCCATAACTTCAGAAACTACACCTTCTTCTTCTACTCTAAAAGATACACCATCTTGTGTCTTGTATGTACCAATTGGTAGAGGAATTGTAGTGCCATCTTCTGTAAGTACAGAAACATCTACACCACTTTCAAGTTCTTCAGCAGTAGAAACAAAGATTGTTCCATCTTCTGATTTTGATTGCCATCCTAATTTTACTTCTTCCTCAGTTTTGTTTAAACCAAGTGCTACTAATATTTGTTCTTTTAAATCCATAGTGTTCTTTTTTAATATAATAGAATAATTGTTTATTTATTTGATTTTTAAATTTTAAATGAATCTTTAGTTGATCTAATCCAATCTTTTACAGTTAAATCTCTTTCATAACCTTCATCAATTAATTTAGATAGTATTTTATATTCTTGATTTTGTTGATATTTAATTCCTAACTCTTTTGCTGCTTTTTCAAATTTACTTATTAATTCTTTACCAACATCTCTTCTTTTATTTATATCTGAACTATCAGCATTCAATTCTTTAATTATTGAATTTGCTTTTGTTTTTAATTTATCTAATTCATTATCTAAATTTATTGCTTTTTCTACTGACTTGTTTGCTTCACCAAAAGAATCATTTAACCTATCAGCAGCAGTATCCATATCATCTACAACACCTAATTCAGTTTTTTGAATTTTTTTTTTAGGTTTTTGGCTTTCTTGTATTATTTCATTTAAAGCTGAAAGTATTTCTTGATCTGTTGGCTGTTTCTTTTGCATAGCTTCAAATTTATTAGTGAAATATCCTTCAATTGATAGACCTTTAAGCTCACCTGCTTTTATCTTTTGCCATAAATCTTCATTTGTTATTTTCATTTTTACGAACCAAGTTCCGTTAGGTAGGTCGTATCCGTACATTTTAGACTTATCACTATCACCTTCTTTTATCCAAGACTCAACTGTTAAAACACCTGAAACTCTATCTTTGTGTTCATAGGTTGCTTTATGGTGATTGTTATGTTTTAAATATAACTCACTAGCTTTTCTAACTGTATCAGGGCTAAAGTAAACATAATACTCACTATCCGTATTTGGATCGTATCTAAATATCTGCTTGTTAGGTATTAAAGCCGGACTAACTAACATTCTTTTTTCTTCATCTATTTTAGCTAAAGTCAAATTGTTTTTCTCTTTTCCAAAATATACAAAGTCCTGTTCGATTGCAGGTGCTGATACTAAGCTTATAGCGTCAATTGCTAATTCTTGACCATCTTCTGCTATTACTAATTCTACTATTTTAGTTTCTTTCATATTATTTCAATTCTGCTCTAAGAGATTTTTCAATCGCACTTAATCTTTTATCAATTTGCTTCATTTTAGTAGTAGCTTCTTTTACAACAGGTGGCATTTTTTGTACACCTAATCGTTTTAATGCTTGTTCAAATAAATTTCTTGCATTTTCTATTTTGTCATATGAAGCATTTAATTTGTTTCTTAAATCTGATAATGAACTTTGTGCTTTTCTAAAATCATCTTCTGATTTTCCTAATGGTTTACTTAATTTATCTTGTTGTGTATTAAGTTTTTTTAACTCTTTTTCTATTGAATCATACTCTTTTCCTAATTTATCATATGTAGATTTAGCTTCTGCTGATTTTTTTATATCTGCTTCACCATCACCTAATTGATTAGCTTCTGATATTGCTTTTTCAACAGTTTGTAAATTTTTAAATTCATACTTTTCAACTTTACTTAAATTATATTCTTTTAATTCTTTTGCGTATTCTTCATACGTCTTTTTTCCTAGTGGTGTTGGTTTCATTTTATTATATTTTTTTGGATTAGCTTTATCACATTCTTCTTTTGTGGCGTATTTACATTCTCCTGTATTTCCCCACTTATATTTTCCATCTTTACATTTTGTACACGGCATATTATATAATAGATTTATTTGTTATTTATTTGATTTTATATTGTAGCTCTTCGCCTAATGTTTGCTAATTGGTTTTGACTGTTAGTCATTTCATCAGTTACAACAAATGCTTTAACAGGTTCAGGAGCTTGTCCTTGACCTAAAGTAAATGCTCCTTGTTGTAATTGTGGTGCAGGGGCTTGTGCAGTAGCTCCACCTCCTCCTCCTCCACTTTGATCAGGTTTGCTACCACTTAATATTTTGCTAATTTGTAATGCTGAAAAAGTTGCAGCTAATCCTGCTTGTATAAAAGGATATGCAGGATTCAAAGCAGTAAATGGTGATTTTTGAGCAGTTGTAAAAGCATTTTGCACACCTTCAATACCTGATATAGTTGCTTGTGCTACTGCTGTTGCTTTAGCTAATTTAGTACCCTCACCTGCTATTTGACTAACTATATCTAATCCTTGTTTTGCAATTCCCATCTTTGCATCTCTAACTGCTTTAGCTCTTGCTATCTCTTTTTTATCTGCATCTTTTCCTATTTGTTCCTGTTCATCAGCAGCATCTTGTATTATTTTATTTTTTTCTTTTTCATATTTTTCAGTAATTGCAGTAGTATCTACACCTGCTTTTTCCGCCATCAATAATTTTTCTTCATATGAGTTTTTAAGTTCTGCTAATTCTCTATCTATTCCTTCTAGTAATTCTTCTTGTATTTGTTTTTGTACTTCTGCAAGTTCTTTTTCTAATGCAACTTGATTGGTTAATTGTTCTGATCTAAACCCTGCAATTTGCGCTTCAATTCCTGCTCTCTCATTTATAGCTTCTTGTAAAGCAGCTTGTAATTCTACATTACCTTTATTTTGATTTGCTTCAAATTGTGCAGCGGCTATTCTCGCATCAGCTAAAGCTAACATATCTTTTTCCTGCTTGTCTAAAACTTTACCTAATTCTTCATTAGCTTTGATTCTTTCTTCAAATGTTTTAGTTTCATCATCTCTAATTTGTCTTTGCTTTTCAGCAGCTAAATCATTTTTTTCTATCAAACCTTGCAAGGCAGCTTGCGCTAAAATTGCATTGTTTTTCAATTGTACTTGTGTTTTAGCATTTTCATAATTTTGCTTTATACTAATTTTACTTAATCCTTTACCAACGTGTTCTGCTATATTTCCAACTTCTGATATCGCTTCGCCTGCGTTTTTTACAATATCTTTACCTGCTTCTACCGCTGCCTTAGAAGTTTCTTTCATAGATTTTTTTGTAGCTTTTATATCTTTTTCTAATTGCTTAATTTTTTTACTTTCATCAACGCCTGGTACTGCATCTTTTACTTTATAGAAAAGTAACATTGCTTCTTGACCTACTAATATAATAGCGTCAAATGCTAATTTCATAGGTGTTAAAGCGATAGTTACAACGCCTTTCAAAACCTTTCCCATCGCATCAAAGTTTTTACTACTTGAAGTAACCATATTATAAGTGTCAACTAATACATCTACAATTTGAGTAAATGTAGTTGAGATAGTGCCAATTACTGCACTTACTGTATCCATCACCTTTTGGTTTTTTGACAAAGCATCTTTTAATGCCATAAACGCTGCAATAACTAATCCTATTCCTGCTGCTTTCATCGCTACACCAATAGCTTTAAAACCTCCTGCTAATCCTCTAAGAGGTGCTTTACTTTTTTTAGCACCTTTACCTAATTCATCAATATCCTTACTTACTTCACCTATGTTTGATTTAACCTCTAATTCTAATACTTCTTGTGCCATATCTTTTTATTTATAAACTAACATTTGTTTTTATTTGTGTGAATGTTATATTGCTACACCATTCTATTGTTACATCAGTTTCACCTCTCACAGTCATTCTAAAATTTGTTCCTGATATATTTGCAACAGGACGCCAATCTGTAACTGTTCCACTACTTTTAATAGCATCTCTTTCTCTTTGAATACTTAATGTTCCTGATTTATTAATAACTACACCTCTTTCTACAAAAGAAGCATAATCACCTGTATTTCCTGTATTAGTACCTGCTACTCTAACTGCAACTACATCTGCGTGAAAGTACATAATTGTATTATCAGGTATAACAAAAAAACTATCTGTAACATTATTTAAATAACTATCAACTGTTGATCCTGCTGTTGTTTGAGTTCCATACATTAATTGAATACTTTGCCTTTCTGCTAAATTATCACCTGCTGCATTACCACCTAATACAATACTATTGTCTGCTGTTGATTGTGCTAATGTACCATATACATAAGTATTGTTTACACCATTACTTATTTCATTATTATTTCCTGCTATTATATTGTTTCTACTTAAACCTTTGACTGTATTGCTTTCACCATATATTTGTGTATTGTGAGTTCCTTGTTGTGTTACATTTCTAGAACCTTTAATAGTATTTCCTGAATTATCTATATTTTTATTTAAATTAGCACTATAAGGAAAAGCTGAACAAGTGCCTGTTGTAATATCGTAAGTATATCCATATGCTTCACATTGCATTTGATTAGGCCTCATTACAGCAGTTCCATCTGTAAATATTACACTTCCGTTTTGTGTTATCATAAAGGGCTTGACCTCAAATCCTTTTAAGTATGGTATTGTTGCTTTTGCCATTATTTTACAAGTATAAATTCAACTATTGATAAGTCATTTGGTTTATAATCTATTTTATTTACTCTATATTCTCTATTTTTAATAAATACACTATCATACATATTAAAAGTAGCAATATCTGAAGCAGTCAAATTTACTTTTAAAGTCATTATTCTAGTATCAGGATCATATAGTTCACTAAAATAAGGCAGCCAATATAAAGTGAATAAATTTTCACTAGGTGGCGCACCTATTCCATTAAAGTATTGACAAGCTCCAAAATGATAATCTTGTGATGTAGTTACTCCTGCTTGTGATGGTGTTATTGTAGGTATATCTGTTAAGTGTGTAAATTGTAAAAAATTAGATTGATTTTCTGAACTCAATCCATTTTGTGGTGGTATATAATATTCAACACCTCCTTGCAAAGTTTTTACACCATTATTATATAAAATTCTAGGTGAATTATCAAACCCTTCAAATTCTGTTTGTTCATCATTTGCAGTAAATATAGCAGGAACTATAAAGTCACCAAATTGATCAAATAAAGGTTTTGGTACTGTTGCTGCAAAAGGTTCTGCTACAATTTCATCCTCACCTTCTAATATTGTAAATCCACTTGCATCAAAAGTTAAGCTGCCATACAAATGTCCTGTTTCTTCTGATGGTGATTGTGTACTGTTTTTATAGATCTTAAAAGTATAATCATCTTCATCTTCTAAAAACATAAACTTAGTTATTCTGTTTAGTTCTGTTAGAGGTTGTAGTTTGATTTCTTCTACATCTATTTTATTAGTCCAATCATAAGAAATTCCTCTATTTGCTAAACTTGTTCCTGAACCTGTTTTTATAAATACATCACCATATGGTTCTATAATTAAATTATTAGGATTTTGTTTATCAGGAATAGTTACAAGATTAAACATTGTCATTAAACCTTTTAAAAACTCAAATTGCCCTAATTCACCTCTTAATGTTTGTAATAAAGTTCCTGTTGTTAACTGCACTTGATTTACATTAAAATCTACATTAGCAGTTGAGAAAAAACCATTTTCAAATTGTCTAACTGTTGCAGGGCTTGATCCACTATCTCTTTTAAATTGTGCTTGCAAAGTATCACCTGATAGAAGCACTTCAGTAAAATTAAAAGTCCAATTAAAAGTACTGCTTGTTGGAATTGTGAAAGTTTGAGTAGCTAGTACATCTGTATTGTTTTTAATCCATTGACAAGTAACTGATTGTGAGACACTTACAGAAGTGTTTTCTATTTCATAATTACCAACTATATTATACTGTTCACCATCATTTGTAGCTGTTATAATATGAGTAGATGTATTATAGTTAGGTGGCAAAGGAACATTAAAAATATTATAACTATATAGCTCTAAATTTGTAAAAGTTGTTCCTGCATTTACAGATGAATTAGTAGTTGCAGGCAAAAAAGTTTTTGCCCAAGTTCCTGTAAATTGTGTTACATTAGTTTGTGATGGAATTTCTTCTGCACCCCAATTAAAGTCCATATACAACTTTTTAAAATCAGTTGTATTAAAAAATTCACTTTCATAACTAAATACTGTATCTTTAAATATTCTATCTATTAAATATTTAACTTGTATAAAAGGCCTAAATACTTGTTCTAATGAGCTTAATTCAGGATAACCACTTGTACCATTATTTCCATTACTAATTAATATATCGTGTTGCCAATCAACAAAAGGATATTTTAAAGTATCATTAGCATCTCTATAACCTGAAGTGCTAGCATTTAAATAAGTAATACCTGAACCACTATCATTCCAACTTGCTTTTATATTAGTTTTGTTATAGTCGTGATTAAGTTCTTTAAACTCTAAATCACTAAACTTTTTTTCTTTTAATATATCTGCTAATGCTACTGCTTCTGAATATAAATTAACATTATAACTTGTTTCTCCTTCTTTGTCATTTATTTCAATCAATCTTAAATATCCTTCAAATAATATATATCCATCTTGTTTTAATTCACATTGTGTTTTCCTATAAGGATTAAATACAATACCATTATCAGTTCTTGTAATATCAAATATATTATCAAATATTTTATTGTTTCTTTTAGTTGCAGGTAATTTAAATGCTTTAGAATAGCTTTGTACTTTTTCTATTACATTTTTAAAATTATCTACACTTAATGTAAGTGGTATATCTTCATCTTCATATAAATCAACAATAACTTGTCCATTAGACAAAAGATTTTCTAATTGAGCTATTGTTATAGAAACTTCTGTAATACTAATAGAATTTATTATTGCTACACCTGATGTTTGAAAAAATGCAATTGTATCTGTTGTAGATTGTGCAGTAAATTGAAATGTTTGAGTTCCTGTTCCTGTTATTGTTGCTTGTGATGTTAGAACAGAACCATTAAATTGGAAAACATCAAAACTTATTGTGTTGGCATTCACATCAATATTAATCTCATATGTAGCTCCAATACTTAAATTTGATAATCTTTGTAGTATTCCATTTTGTGATGCAAAAGCTATTTGACCACCACTTTCTACAACAGAAGCTCCTGAATTAGAAAATCTATAAAAAGTATTTACATTAAAAGTATTAGCTGAAACAAAAGCTTGTGGTAATGTTCCTGTTAAACTTGTGCTTTCACTAGATGTATTTACTGTAATAAAATCAATACCATCTACTATAAATTCTGTTGGATTGCTACTATATGGATTAACTCCATTATAATATTGTGGATATAATATTAGCTGTAAACTCATTATATACTTTGTGTTCTAAGTGTTAAACTTTTTTCTATTTCAAATGTATATTGTATTAGCTTATCATTTGCAACAGTTTTTTCTGTAAAGCTTGAAGTTAATAATCTAATTGGTGTTACATATTGATTTAACAAGCTATTGTTTGTATCTGTTTGAAAGCTATCTAATAAATATATTTCAGGACTGTTAATCATTTCCTCAAATAAAACATTTTCATTTGCATTAATATAATCTGTATTTATACGTATTTGTTCTGTTGCATTTCTTCTAAATGTTTTTTTACCACCTCTAAAGCTATCTAGTCTATAAGCTCTTTCATTCCAACTACCTTCTAATTGCTGATATGTACTTTGCTGACTATTTATTGTTTTAGTTGATTTTTTAGTAAATGTATAATAGTCCCAAGCACCCCATTGGTTTAGCCAACATAGTCTGTAACTTTCATATCCTCTTAAATCAGGACAAGTTACATTGACTGTATATTTTTGTGTTACAGGAAAACTACCTGCATTTCTTAATTCTATTGTGTAATAACCACCTTGAATAGTATCAGCAGTTACTAAAGCTTGAAATGTAGTAGAATGATTTCTTAAATTAGCAGGAAAACAACCTAAGTGTACTATAAGCTTTTTTGTTTCAGCAGTCCAATTATCATAAGCTCCATTACTAAAATCTTTTGTTATTTCTTCATTACCTAAAGAACTACCATCAGAATCAAAGTATTCAAATCTAACTTTATTTACTGCTGATGCTAAAGTACTATTTGATTGTAAGAAAGATAGAGTTCCATAATCACCAATATTAGCATATAATTGAGTAGGTGCATTAGTTAAAAACTTCCTTGTATTTGTAGTAGGAAATACTGCAATTGGTTCATAATCAAATAAATCAAAACCAAAATCATCTTGTGTTGTTCCTGTTCCTGTTTGTAGTATATCAGTTCTTTTTAAATAACCATTAAATATAATATATGAATCAGAATTAACAGAAGTTCCTGCTGCTGTTGTAACTGCATTAGGATCTGTTCCTGCTCCTAAGTATTCTACTTTAAATTGTAATGCTAAATACTTAACTACATTATTACTCTTAGAGAATTTATCTACAATATGCAAAGAATGTCTTTTACTTGCAGTTGTTGTTGTTCCTTTGTATGTAGTGTTTAAAGCAGCCATATGATCTGCACTTACATAATTCTCTATTACATCACTAAAATTAAATATACCTACTCCTGCATTATTTGGTGTAGTTTTAAAAGTAGCTATTAGATCTGTTGCTGTTGATACATTAGGTGGTTCATCAGCTATATGTACTTCTGCTATAAACTTAACTCTTTCTTGTGTTGCAAGAGCAGTATCATTAGACACTACAAATATTATATCTTGTCCAACAGGTAGTGTGTTAAATAATGGTTTTTGCTCTATTATTGAATTTGCCATATTATCTTGTAAATGTAGTTATGTATGATTTTATATCTTCTGTAAATTCTGATAAAAAACCTTTTTTTAATTTTTTGTATTCTAATCCTAATGGCTTCTGAAAAAAACTAATACCTTGTATTCCATCTCTTTTTATTTTTCTAGCTATTAAGAATATTAAACTTTTCCTTTGTATAAAACGCCCTCCTTCATCTCTAGGTGCTACATTTTTTCTAACTGCCCATCTATCTAATGCTCCACTAGGTGGCTGTTTTGTTTTATAACTATAAGGACTGCTTTCATTTGTTAATTTATAATTAGTGAAACTTCTTTTCTTTTGATTTCCTGAAACACCTTTGTCTACAAAAGTTCCATAATCTGCCATATAAAACTTTACTGCAAATCCTTGTTTTTCTTTTTCTACTTTAGCTCTTAGAGTTCCTGCTAAATTAGTACTGCCTTTTTTAGATTTTAAAATACTTTCAGACTGTTTAAGAACTTTTTTTGCAAAGCTTTCTAAATACTTTTGTATATTTTTAGTTTTCATTAAACCAATCCTGCAAACACCTCTACTTGTACATCTGTTGTTGCTGATGGTCTAACCTCAACTGTTACTACATCTGCTAAACCACTAAATGCAGGAGTTGTATCCTCTTCACCTATTATACTATCTTCTGTTTGATATAAAACGTGAGAACCACCTGCTCTAACAGTTACTTGATAATTAGTACCTGAAGTTACAAAAGCAACTATCATATCTTGATCAGTACTAAGATTTGTTATTCTAAAGTACTTGCAGTTTTCCACATCTAACGCACCATCTGCTCCGTGTGGTGTAGAATTAAATACTGCTACTGTTGTAGTGTTTGAATGCGCACAAGTTAGGATTCTTTCAAAAACATCTACAATACCTGTTGTTGTTACTGTATTTGTAGATCCTCTTAATGCTCCATTAAGTGATACACTTTCACTAATTGTTGTTACTAAATCTGCCATAATTATTTATTTTTTATCTATTTGTTTTAATTTATTTATTGCCCAATTTATACCACTTGAACCACCCCAAGCGTCCCACATCAAACCTCCACAACCTTCTGAATAAGGTACATCTTTATTTTGTTGATGTCTTTTAAAAGAAGCCATTCTCGCTATTGTATCTCTGCTTATTGGTTTTCTATTTGCTAATTGTGAACTCCTAGTCCAGCCCACCTTAGTTCCACAAGAACTGCCATTTTCTTCTTTCCATTTTCTAGCTCTTTTTGCGTTGTTAGTTGCTGCTTGTGGATAGTCAGTATAACTTTCTAAGTTGATACTAATAGCTTCTAACTTTTCTAATAAATCATCATAATTCATAAGTGTATTGTTATTTTAAAAAAACCTATTGTTATCTTATATTTTCCTATTCTAAATTTCATTAGTATCCTGCTCCTAAATTAGTAACAGGTATGGTACAAGTATCAAAGTCATTCATAACCTTAATGCCTATATTAAACACCCAACCACATAATAAATTATCAAATCTTTCATTGAATGGTTCTAAAGAGAATTGATCTTCTGTAAAGTATATTGGTGAGTTAATATCATTGACTCCTTCTAAGGATTGTCTTGTACTATGTCTTAACATACCAATAATATCTGTTGCAATTGCTAAGGTTTGATTCCACACTTCTTGTTCATTGTTATCATTATTAACAAGCTTAGTTAAGTTAGATTGCTCTTTAGTTTGTGTACCTATATTTTCATCTACTAAATCACAAATAAATACTTGAAAGTTATATACTAATTCACTATCTCCTGTTGATACACTTGTTGGATTAATAT